ACTCAGATTAGAAAAATGCAGGAAGCTAGGGTGATGATTTACGGCGGTACAGCTCCAGCTTCGTATACACTCTCTTTCATTGAAGCATTAATGATGGGTTTACCAATCGTTGCAATAAGTAAAGAGTTGGCGCACATCATTTATGGTTTTGATTTCTATGAAGTTGATGAGATATTGGCCCAAATTGGCGGTTTGGTTTGTGATAATGTTGAGCAAATGTTTGAAAAAACACAAATGATGTTAAATGATATTGATTTTGCAAAAGAGATGAGTGAAAAACAAAGAGCTTTGGCGATTGAGATGTTTGGTAAAAAGAAAATAATTAAACAATGGGAGGAATTTTTAAATGCAATATAGTGAACATAAATTTACAGCTTCTTGGGGAGCTGAGATAAAAGTATTTTGTCGTGAAGGCACTAATGACTGGAATACCCTGTACTCCTGTATTACCGAAGATGAGTATTTAATTGCTGATCTAGATAATTCAAATGGTGGTGTGTGTGTTGATATTGGCGCTCACGCTGGCGGTTGCACTTTGGCTCTTCTTAGTCGGGGGTTCAAGGTAATTGCTGTTGAACCTCTTCCAGAAAATACTGAACTTATTATGAAAAATGTAGAGGCTAACGGCTGGAGTAATAATCTTACTTTGCATAAAAAAGCAATCAGCGATGTTTCTGGTAAGTCAGTAGTTCTGCGTTATGGTAATGAAAAAACAGAGTCCGGTGCTCATCATCGTTTTATCGGAAATACAATTGATTCTTCTGAATGGCAAGAAAATTTGTGGACTCAGGGGAGAGAAATTAAAGTTGATACAATCAGTATTGATGATGCTCTGAAGAACACTGAATCTGTTAATTTATTAAAAATCGATTGTGAAGGTGCTGAGTGGAGTGCGTTCAGTGGGGTGTCAAGCGATTCTCTTTCTAAGATTGATAAGATTGTTGCGGAGCTTCATGGAGTTGCATCTACGAAAGATATGTATAAAGAATTTAATGATTTAATCGGATCGGATTTCAACGATGTCACATCTACTAAGTTTGTAGATATTGATAATCGTCCAACAATTGGGTTGGCTTATTTCGAAAAATAGCAGTGAATATATTTACTGACTTCCATCATAACTCTTTATTAAGATCGTTTGTCCTTTTATTTGAAGATAGACTAGGGGCTAATGTTTATAGACCTATCGGGATGGATTGGTTTTATAATGGCTACTGGGCGATCAATGATTTAGAGGATACTGCAAAACAGTTTCTTGATATAGAAACAACTGTGCTGGCTGACAAGACCCCTGCTTTGAATGTTGTTAATAATATGCAGGATCAAGTGCACCATGTATATGATCCGGGGTTGGAGTCAACGCATAAAGCAATTACTTTAGATAGATTTAAAGAAATTGATTTTGATTATGTTATTGCTTCAATCCCGCAGCACATACCTTTATATCAGGACTTGATAAGTAAGTATCAGCCAAGGGCTAAGCTTATAGTCCATGTAGGTAATAACTGGTCAGAAAGCTTTGTAAGCGGTCACAATGTCCTTGCGTCTATTAAAAAAAGAGACTGGTCATCTGTTAATGCTGTGTATTACCATCAAGAGTTTGACTTGGATATATTTAAGCCCTATAAGTATTATGGGGTGAGTAAAGTCAGTAGTTATATCAATGTTTTGCAAAACATGCCGCAAGGTCATCTTGATTTTAATATATTAGAAAAAGAGTTGCAGGGGCAGGTGATTTTTAAAAGCTATGGCGGTCAGTGCAGGGATGGAAATTTTGCCGGCCCTAAATTACTGGCTGACTCTATGAGGCAGAATGATTTGATATTTCATGTAAAAGATGGGGGTGATGGTTATGGTCATATTCTGTACAATGCGTATGCCTGTGGCAAGCCTATTATCACAAGAAGCTCTTTTTACAAGGATTGTTTGGGCGAGGAACTGTTTAATAAAAACAACTTTATTGATTTAGATACAATGAGCCATTCTGATGCAGCGCAAGCTGTTGCTAATTTAATCACCAACCGTGATTTGCTGGATGATATGTCTGAGAGTGCGTATCGGTCTTTTATAAATGCCGTTGATTTTCAACATGATGCTAATAAAGTTGGCGAATGGATGTTTAATTTATAGTAGTTGTTGGCAACTGTGTGTCACCAGTGTGTTATCATTGTGATTAATCTTTAACGAAATAGGAGAAATATGTTAATTGTAGACAAGCGTAAGGGCGACACGATGCCTATCCATGATGTTATTCCGACTCCCAGCGTCGGTTTGAACCGGGCCTTGGGTGGCGGTTTAAATACTGGTGCGACTCATTTGTTTTGGGGTACGCCTTCGGTGGGTAAGACGACTATGTGTTTTCGGATTATGGCGGAGGCGCAGAGGATGGGGTATCGTCCTGTGATTGTTGATTCTGAGTCTTCTTATAATGATGCGTATGCTGAGAAGTGTGGTTTGGATATTAGTGATGTGGTGGTGATTCAGTCTACTATTGTTGAGGATATCATGAAGAATTTGATTGGGTATCTGACGGATGATAAGGAGAAACATATTTTTTTGTTTGATTCTTTGTCTAATATTGTGAAGGAAGAGTTTTATGATAAGCCTGAGGGTGGTAAGGCGATGGGTTTGTCGGCTCGTTCGCAGGGCTATTTTTTGCAGAAGTTGGTGAATTATTTGCATAAGGAGCGCAATATTATGTTGTTTGTTGCTCATCAAACGGTTGATTTGAGTGGTATGTATGCGATTACGAAGGCGAAGATGGGTAATACGGTTCATCATAATATGCATAATATTGTTAAGTTGTTTTTGTCTATGTCTAAGGGTGAGATGGAGCGTGAGGATAATAATATGATTACTTCTCAACGGGCGACTTGGACTGTTGAAAAGACGAAGCAGATTCCGACTATTGGTGCTACGGGTTATTATTATGTGCTGCCACAAATGGGGATGATTGATCGTAAGCGTGAGCTTATTGATATTGCTATTGATATGGGTGTTATTGTCCGTAAGGGTGCTTGGTATGCTTATGAGGATAGTAAGTGGAATGGGTTGGGTGCGATTGATTTGTCTGATGAGCAGGTTGAGGATATTGGGAAGAAGATTCTGTAGTGGTGTTTGCGTGATTGTTATTGGTGTGAGAACATATCTGTGCCATTGTGCACAGCTTATTCCTCAGGATCCTTTTTGTGGTGACAGGGGGTGGAAGATGATGAATAGGAGTTTGTATGAGAAAAAAGATTATGCAAAGAATCGAGGACTTGGAGATTCAGGAGAAGCGTATTCGCAGGGCTTTGGAGATTCAGACGAGTCGGTATTGGAAAGAGTATTATCTTGCGGAGCAGTTGTATGATGCGCTGGTATTTTGTTCGTCTGATAAAGATTCGTTTGCTATCCGGCGCTTGGAAGCAATTCGGGCACATGAAGAAGCTAGAGGCAACAAGAAAAGAAGTTCCTAGTGAAAAGAACTGAGCAAGAGGAAATTAAGAGGGATAAGGCGAAAGCTGTTAAGAACTCTGGTCGTGGGATTAGGAAGGGTGATGCTTCGTTGAATAAGTTTCTTTTGGATTATAAACATAATGAGAAGACTTTTACTTTAACTTTGAAGGCGTGGGCTAAGATGCGTAAGGATGCATGGAATTCTAACTATAAATATCCTTGTATTTCTGTTGTGTTCGGAGAGAATTCGGAGACAAAGGTCGCTATAATAGATTGGGAAGTGTTTCAGGAACTTGTGAAGGGAAGCGATTATGAGTAAAGCAAAGAAGTATGTGCTTTTTTGTGACAAAATGTCTCATTGGCGGTCTTTTGGTGTGAGTTATAACTGGGATGACGGTCATTATTTTGGTTTTTATGTGTACAAGTATCATATTGGAGTACAGAAGACTTTAGTGAAGCAGGCTGTTGTTAAGACAGAAGATCTTAGAAAGGATCAGTAAGTGCCCGATATTATTGTTGATACAGAGTTTCTTGCCCAGCAGATGGGTGAGAAGTCAAAAGAGTTTATTGATTGCATCCGGATTGTTCAGGACATTGTTGAGAACCCTGAGCAGTATATTGGTATGCAGGCTATCAAGTATGCCAATATTTTAGCTGGGTATAGAACTTTGATGATTGTAAAATCCCAGGCTTTCAAAAGAAGATCTACTATTATGAGCGAGCAAGACAAGTTTGTTAATGATATTTGGAAGACAATGTATGAAGCTTTAACCGAAAATATAAACGCCCTTAAACTGGCAGCAAAAGGAATGAATCAATGAAAGCTCTACAGCAGTTACGCAACCCTAAGGCGGTAGCCCCGGTTAGTGAAGAAGTCGTTATGAAAGATTTGGTCGTTGCTATCAATGAGCATCTATCTCTTCGTAATGAAACTAAATTTAAGCAAGTTAAGGGTTTTCATCCTAGCTACACAAACCAGTGTGCTAGGTATTGGTATTATATGTTTGAAGGGGTCAATGTAACCCCGTCATTTAGTCCTCAGACATATCGTATTTTTGATAATGGTCATGCAGTCCATGAGAGGCTTTATAGTTATCTCAGAGATATGGGTATCCTTATTGCGGAAGAAATTCGTGTTAATCATGATAGTCCACCAATTGAGGGCACTGCGGATGGTATAATTAATTGGTATGGAGAGAAACTGATTGAACTTAAATCAATAAGTCAAGAAGGTTTTCACTACAGACAATTACATAATAAACCAAAGGACGAACATTACCGACAAGCCCAAATATACATGGAGTGCTTAAATCTTGACTCAGGATTTGTAATCTATGAAAACAAAAATAACCAACAAATTCTTCCTATCTTTATTGAAAGGGATCAAGAGTTTATTGACAAACTATTTAAAAAATATAGGAAATTCTATAGCTCATATTTGAGTCAAGAAATTCCAGTGCAACCATACAAGAGGACATCGGCTAACTGTAACTCTTGTGACTTGGTTGCTCACTGCTGGGCAGAAGGGGTGCAAGATGATAATGGAAGAGGGGACGAACCGTTCTAGGTATTATTTATGCGAATTGACAGATGTTTAATGAAGAAGTTAAAATCTGTGCTTATGAAGAATGCAATAAAGAATTTTATGCAAAAGTTTACAATGCGATCTATTGCTCTCCGGAATGTCGGAAAGTTGTAACCAACAGAAATCTTTTAGCAAGTTATTATGAGAAGAAAGCTAATAAAGATAAAAAAAGGGTATGCAAGAACAAATCATGCGATACCGTATTATCTAGATACAATAAAGAATTAATTTGTGAATCTTGCAAGCGGGAGCGTTTTGTAAAAAGATTGGTCTCATGGGGCTGGTCAGAAGAAA